CTATTTTTCAGCACTTTCTTTTTTTGTGTTGCATTCCGTGTTGCATAGCTTTGAAAAATAATCATTCCCAATTTCATTCATCTCTTTTTCTCGATCAACCAGAACGTGCCGATATACATTTTTTAATGTGGTATCATCCTCCCAACCGCCGCGCTGCATAATATATACATCTGGAATTCCAAGAGTATGCAACTCAGATGCGCAATAATGACGCAAATCATGGAATCGAAAATGATGAATCTGATTGTCATCTAACAGATCTGAAAATCTGTCGGATATTTGCGATGGGTTCAAATTTGTTATTTTCCCATGTATTCCTTTTAATTTATCTGCAACAAAATCTGGATATGAAATGAATCTGTCACCAGCAAAAGATTTTGGTCTTTTGATAACCCAACCATGAGAATCATTCATAACCATAGCATATTCGACATGTACTATGTTCTGCTTGATATGATCAGAATTAAGCGCACAGATTTCTGACCGCCTCATCGGACCGAACGCTGCCAGAAGAACAGGTATCTCTAATTCACTACCTACAGTACATTCAATTACCTTTTTGACTTCGGCAGATGTAGGTACATAGATTTTCGGTCTTACCTTTTTAGGTAAGGAAGTTCTTAAGATGAAATCCGAACGATAAGTCTTCAAGACAGTAGAAAGAAAGCCATGCATATTGTACACAGTTTTTGGCGAATGAGTAAGTGCTTCACGATTCATTTCAGCTTGAACATCCTCTTGAGTGATTTCCATTATATTTAATGACATAAGTTTAGCCATGTCTCTTTTGACAGATCGCTTATATTCTCTAATAGTTCCAGGGGATAAAACACCTGTTCTGCTTTCTATGTATTTATTACATGCCTCTTTTAATGTCATATCTTCTGGTGGAACATATCGCGCAGTCAATACTTCACTTTCTTTTTTTGCTGCCCATTCGGCAGCCATTTGCTCACAGATTCGCTTCCCTTTTTTGCTAGGATCTGAACATGTAAAAGATTTATAAACCCTTTTCTTTTTGATAGTCCCGTCTGATAACGGGATTTCTTCGATGTGACTGAATACCTGACATCTCCATGAGCCAGATGGCAGTTTTTTTGCAGTTGCCATTTCTTTTCCTCCTTATTAACCGAACAAACTTTCTGACTTGTCCGAACACACCGAAGATGATACAATATGACTTGTCAGGCGATACGTTTCACTTCGTTATGCTTTGCGGAACGTAAAAATATTTTTCTTTTTTTTAAGAACCGGTTCCCGTTGGTAGCAGGAGCCGGTTCTTTTTATAAAAGTTCTGATTTTTTCTGGTCAAATTCTTCTTGAGTAATAATACCGCTATCTAAAAGCTCTTTGTAATCCTTCAGTAGTTCAACGGATGTTTTCTGATTTCGAACATTTTCAACAGCATCAGAGCTTTTGGAAATATTGAAACTCTTTAACTGCATATCTATATTTGAACTACAGCGGAATCCAATAATATTTATTTGATTGGTTTCGATATTCCGCATTTTCATAGATGCATAAGAATCCACTTCAATGTTATCACTTGTTGTGGTAGCAGTTCCAGTAGTAGTGGAATTATTCTTTCCTTTAGTTTTCTTTCCGGTTCCAACAGCTGCACCGACAGCTGCACCGACAACAGGGTTTCCAAGCGTGACAGCTGTAGCAGCCGTACCAATAACAGCACCAGCTAATCTTCCTTTTCGTTTTGTTTTTTCTTTACTTTTCCCTTTAGTGTGAGATGTTGTAGTTGTCTTTTCTACTGTTCTGTATTCCGACCCGTTCCATTCATAGTCGAAAAGTTCATATTTGGTTGGAGCATCTGACACTGTAACAGATCCATCTTTCCATTGCTTCAAATCAAATCTTGTGTGTTTGGAACCAAGCTCAAAATCCTCCTTACCGGATATAACTCTCAGATTCAATACTCGAACAGGTTTTTCTACAACCGCCGGCTGGGTTGCTACGGAATTATTTGATATTGCAGGTTTTTGAACCTTATTTTTAATAGACAGCAAAAGTGCAAAAATAAGATACAAAACAGCAATTCCAAATGTCTCAAGTACAACAACGACCATAATATTGTCCGATGAAAGATCGTTTGAACTCATCAAAGCCACAATCATCAGCACAATGAATGCAGTCCAAATAATCATCAACACATTTCGTATCTTTTTCATAGTTTCCCCCTTTGACACGATTACTCAAAATTTTCGATATAATTCTTATATAGATTCCTTATTTTTGCAGCCTCCCTCTGCCTGATCGGAACGATATCCCCTGATATCATTTCGAAATGATCTGACGCATCTTTGATTTCATCCATGTTTACGATGTAGCTCTGATGACAACGGAGAAATCTTCCGTCAAGGCGAGGCTCTATATCTGACAGCTTTCCACGTACTACATGTATGATACCGCAGGTACAGTGGACAAGAATTGATTTATTTCGGCTTTCTATGTATTCGATGTGACGGAATTCTACCCGATGGAAGTGATCTCGGTTTTTGATAGTCAAGGCTTTCTCACGGATATCTTCCAATGTGTGTGCTACGACAGAATACATGCGTCCATGCTCAGAGCCTTTGATGATGTAATGCACTGGCAAGACGTCCAATGCGTCAAATACATAGTTTTTGTATGCTGTCCAGAAGGCAATGTTGCCATTATATCCATTTTTCCTGAGCTGTCTTGCAACATTTATGCCATTCTCATTATCAAGGACCACATCCAACACGACTATATCGTACCATTGACCGTCTGCTATATCATCAATCAGCGGCTTTCCACTACTATAAGTGTTTAGCGTGTAACTCTTGTCTCCGCGCTTTTTCAAAAACTCATCAATATGAGCCTTAAAAAAATCAATCTGTAAAGAATTATCGTCACAAATCGCAATTTTCATGCAAATCAGTCCTTTAAATTGTCATTTTCGCCATTTGCGTTAAATAAGAATTCTATATGTTATAGTTGATTATAGCATCATGCAATATAGTTGTAAATAGACGTTTGTAGGTGATTTTAGAATGAAAAGAGTCAAAAAAGTACTAATTTTGATATCGGTTATAGTTTTTGTCAATTATATAATCCATCTTCCAATGTGCGTGGATGATTATGTACACAAGGATTCTGACATATACTCTGCTCAACACATGTGCAGGCATTCGACCTTGACCAGGAACGCGAAGGGAATTTTGAAAACAGACGGTATTATAGAAACAATAAAAATTCCACTCAAAGCGAACTTCCTTTTTGCAAAAGTAAAAATTATATTCGATATTACGAATGTTCCGGTCTATCATTGGCAACTAGCGAGGGGTGATTTGTCCGCCGATGCCACTTTATCGTACCAAAGATAATGCAATGTAAAAGAGAGCAAGTGTTTTTGTGCGGTAGGAGGTATAATATGGATTACAAGAAAGAAATTATTGAAATGATAGAGAATACTGAAAATGAGGGCAAATTAAAATTTGTCTATACAATTCTTATTAAATATCTAAAATCAAAGAAGCAAGGGGATTAACCCTTGCTCCTTTTGTTTAGTGATGAAACTATTTGTTTTATTGCTTTCTTATCTTCTTTATCGAGTGCTTTGTATTCCTCGATAAAATCTAAGATGTCAGGTTCCGACATAAGATTTCCAATTATGGTTGCATAATCGTCATCGCTTTTAGAACCCATGAGGTATGTTGGTGTTACTTCCAGAACACCGCATAGAAGTTCAATAGTGTCCATATCTGGCTTACACTTATCTTTTTCCCAGTCACTAATTGAATTGTGCTTTGCATTGATTTTTTCTGCAAGTTGTTTCTGGGTCAGCTTCTTTGCCGTTCTGGCTTGTTTGATTTTCTCACCAAATGTCATTATCGTTTCCTCCCTTCATAGCTAATAATAATATAGAAATTTCGAACTGTCAATAAAATAATTTCGATTTACTCGAAATTTCTTCTTGACATTCGAGTAATTCGAAGTTATACTGTAATTGTTCGATAGGAACGAAATTAAATAGAAAGGAGAAATGAAGAATGTGCGTTGGTAAAAAGATTAAGTCGTACCTTGAAAACAACGGTATAACGCAGACATTTGTCGCCAACAAAACTGGCATTCCTGTTCAGAAACTCAATCTTTCTCTCAATGGAAATCGCAGATTAGATTTCGATGAATACGAATTAATTTGTGGGGCGTTATCTGTTGGAACAGACAAGTTTCTTGAACCAAAGTTACCGGAATAGAAAGGAGCAAATTTTATGAGTAAAAAGAAGAAAAAGGAAAAGGCTTCTAAGATGGTGCGAACATCAAAGAAACCTATTTCCTTAACATGTTTGATTAATAAGAAGCCTATTTGCCGGATGGATATTTTTCGTTGAATGCTTCTAATGCGGATTCATAAGCATTTATGTATTCTTCGAAATAATCGATGGTTACATGAGTTTTGCCAGCATCAACTTGATATTGACGTTTTAAATGGCAAACATCAGTGCAAACTGCAATGGCTAAATCATGTGCGCGTTTTTCATTATCCGTCATTATTACACCTCCTTTCACAGGAGAGTATAACACAAAATTCAAAAGACGAAACAAAGAAAGGAAAAATAGTTGACTGGAGCAAAAATCAGATAAGAAAGAAACTGCAATTTCACAGTAATTAAGGAGGAAAACATGAAGAAATTTGAACGATACCTTATGATTGCTGACCTTATGGAAAAACATTTTGAAAAATAAAGTGCTCCGAAGGAGAGCCGAAACCTCTCGCCTCGGAGCTGTAAACCACTAACCACACTAGCGGATTACAGGATAATCATATCATTTCTTCCTGTATTTCGCAAGAGAACAGGAGGATTTTTTATGAAGAAAACCGAGGATAAAAAAGTGACAAATTTTGAAGAGTTCGAAACTTTCTATGCAGTTGAGGTTGTAAGAGAGGCAAAAAAGCAGACTCACAAATGGTTCTGCGCATGGATTGTAACCATGATTGCATTAATTTTTTCAAACGCTGCATGGATGTTTATTAAGTAAGAAAGGAGGAAAGACTGTGGCAATCAGATATACCACAGAGCAAAAGAAATACATCCTTTTGAAAGGCAATATTGCAAAAAGGATGGAGGCCGAGCGAGTAAGTGATGCACAGATGGCAGCAATTACCGGAATGGCAGAAAACACTTTCCGTAAAAAGCGAAATAAGCCGGAAACATTCACGTATCCGGAACTGCGGCATATTTTTATCCGGCTGAATTTTCCAGATGAAGAAATCCTGGAGGCGGTCAAATGAAGAAAGAATATTTCAGAGAAATTCTGATGTGCGTAGCGATTGGGACGCTTGCTACCTTTCTTCCGTGCTGGGACTGGACCGGAGCACTTGACAGAATCATGGCAGCGGCAGTTATGAGCCTGGTTCTGATAGGAAATTTATGAAAGGGAGAAAAAATGAATGAGGAGAAAATTAAGGAATTATTTGAGTTGTGTCTGAGAGTTTCAAGTGAAACAACGGCGCATGTGAATTTTGACTATACGGCGTGTGACGACATATCCAGAGTTTATATTTATGTATTTAATGATGCAGGGGAGATCGTAAAGCATTTTACTTTGTGTCAGTTTTATGACTTTGAGTCCGAATCTCAGAATTATGAAGATGCAAAGAAATGTCTTCTGGAACTGCTTATTGATGGGAGGTGTCCGTTAAATGAATCTTGAAGAATTAAAACTTCTTCCAAAATGGAATATGGTTTTGGCGGTAAATGTCCTTCTGGATGAGCTTAACAAACGAGATACACCAATTGTTGATTGGGAGAATCCAGACATGTTTATCGACCATCTCGAATATCACGCCGCTGATTCCATTCAGAACGGTAAGACGGTTCCGGGCATGGGGGATAAGTCAGACGCAATCTATTGTTTTTTTAAGCAGTTAAAGGAGCCTGTCTATGAACGAGAGGATACAGGAAGTCTTGAGACTGATTGATGTTCAGCTTGCACTTGCTCCAGATAATCCAATAGAGGAGCAGTATAAGGCGAGAACATTGGCAAGTTACACGCAAGCACTAAATGGGCTTTTAGCGGCTCAGAAAGCATATAAGGAGAACGCTCATGAGTGATTTTGAAATCCGTATTCCAGCGAGAAAGAAACAGCCTGCAACTGATAAGGATAACCCGGTCGTGAAAGTATCATCGGAAGCATACAACGCACTGGTTGAGATCTATAACGAATCAACCATATCAATGAAAGATATCGCAAGTTTGCTGATCGTTGAGGGCAGCAAGCATGTAGTTTATGACAAGGAGGATTGAAATTGAATATCTATGAAAAATTAGGAGTTATTCAGTCAAAGCTGAAAGCCCCAAAAGGGCAGTATAACTCATTCGGGAAATATAAATATAGAAGCTGTGAGGACATTCTGGAAGCAGTAAAGCCGCTTCTGGCAGAAACAAAGACAGTATTATGTATCACTGATCAGATGGAAGTGGTCGGGGACAGAATCTATGTAAGAGCAGAAACACATTTAAAAGATGCAGAGGATTCTTCTTCTGAAATCGTAACAGTTGCTTATGCAAGGGAAGAAGAGTCAAAAAAAGGCATGGATTCTTCCCAGGTTACAGGCGCAGCGTCATCTTATGCAAGAAAGTATGCCCTGAATGGTTTGTTCTGCATTGATGACAACAAAGACAGTGATTCTACTAATACAGGTAGCAGTGGAAAAACAGCAGCTAAAAAGTCAGAATCAAAAGGACCTGTTGAGATGATTACTTCAGAAAATGTAATGAGTATCCAGAACATCATTGACAAATATCCGAGTTCTAACTTGTTTGAACAGATTAAAACTCGTTTCAAGGTAGACGAAGTGAAAGGACTCACAAAAGAAAAAGGGCAAAAATGTCTCAAAATGTTGATTGAGTACGATAAACAGCATAGTGGAAAGGAATAAAAAATGAACAAAGTTATTCTTACAGGAAGATTTACACGCGATCCAGAAATCAAGTACACCAATGATGGAACATCTATTGCAAGATTTTCTATTGCGGTAAATAGAAGATTTGTGAAAGAGGGTTCTGATCAGAAAGCAGATTTCTTAAATTGCATCGCTTTCGGAAAGTCAGCGGAATTTATTGAGAAATATTTTTTCAAGGGTATGAAAGCAGATTTATCTGGAAGAATCCAGACAGGATCCTATACGAATAAAGACGGCGTGAAGGTATATACAACAGATATTGTTGTCGAGGAAATCGAATTCGGCGAAAGCAAAGGTTCTTCACAGGCACAGATAGCATCACCTACACCGAATCCAGAAGCCGACCCGGACGGCTTTATGAGCATTCCTGATGGTATCGACGAGGAGATGCCATTTAATTGATACAGATTGATAGCAGAGAACATCAGAAAGTTATTGATGGCATTAAAAAGGCATTTGACGAGGCAGGGGAAAAATGGTTCGTGTCAAAGCTGTATGTAGGTGATTACATGAATTATGATAACCCGCGTTTGGTAGTTGATAGAAAACAGAACCTTGCAGAGTTATGCGGAAATGTATGCCAGCAGCATGAAAGATTCCGATCTGAAATTATCCGGGCAAATGAAGCAGGAATAAAACTTGTCTTCTTATGCGAACACGGGAAAGGGATCGAAAAGCTGGACGATGTTCTCTGGTGGGAGAATCCCAGGGCGAAGAAGCGGGTTAAGAAAAATGGTATCTGGATTGAGCAAGAACAGAAAGTTATGCACGGCGATACGCTGTACAAAATTCTATGCACAATGCAGAGAAAATATGGAGTTGAGTTCCTATTTTGTGACAAGAAAAATACTGGAAAACGAATAATGGAGATTCTGTCGGATGGACAAAGAAACAATTAAACAGCAGAACAGCATGAGAGATGTTCTTTCCAGATACGGAATGATTCCGAACAGAGCTGGCTTTATCAGTTGCCCATTTCATCCCAGTGACCGTACTGCTTCATTGAAAATTTACAAAGACAGCTACTATTGCTTCGGATGTGGCGCGTCAGGAGATATTTTTACTTTCGTTCAGAATATGGATAATTGCGATTTTAAGACAGCTTTTCAGATTCTTGGCGGAACTTACCAGAAACCAGATTTTTCTTCCAGAATGGCAATATATCACCATCAAAAACAGATGGAAATGCAGCAGAAGGAAGAACAGAAGAAAAAGACCGAGTTGCAAGAATGCATGTCTGATATAGATTTCTACCGGGCTATCCTCGACAGAGTGAAACCATTGTCTGACGGATGGTGTGAAGCATGGAACAGGTTGCAACTTGCACTATATCACCATGGATTCATAACAGGACTGTAAGAAGGTGATTAAAAGTGGAAATGATAAGCAAGCTCACGAAGGACTCTATTCTGGATGAAGAAGTGTTTGACGAGATATTCAAGCAGGAAGATGAGATTTACAAGGCACGTTTGACATTGACTCTTCTGGACAGAGCCAAGGAGCTTGGCGTAAAGAAAAAATTTGAGGATTTGCTTAAGGCTTACACGAAAGTACAGAAGCAAATGATCGAGAAAGAGAAAAACAATAGGACGTTGTCTATGCTGAACCAGTGGACTAATTTCTCTGATTGTGAATATGACAGAATGAAGTGTCTTAACTGGGTGGCGGATGATGATGGAATCAGAATATCGAATACTAATCCAGGATCGCCGGACATTATAGCCTGTTATCATCCTATACTTCCAATAGAGCGAATGAAGAATCTGGAAACTGGAGAAGAACAGATAAAGCTAATCTATAAGAGGAATAATAAATGGTCCGAGGTTATTGTGCCAAAAACCATGGTTGCATCATCTACTAAAATCGTTGGCTTGTCTGCACTTGGAATTTCAGTAACATCTGAGAATGCGAAGTTTCTTGTGCGGTATCTGTCAGATGTCGAGAATGCAAATGACGATTACATTAATATTCAGTATTCATCAAGCAAAATCGGGTGGATCAGGGATTATTTTCTTCCTTATGACAAAGACATTGTATTCGATGGAGATATGCGGTTCCGACAACTGTATGAAAGTATCAGTGTAGGCGGCAGCAGAACAGAATGGTATGAACATGTAAAAAAGGTTCGTGCTACTGGAAGAATAGAGCCGAAAATCATGTTGGCTGCAAGTTTTGCCAGTATTCTGATTAAGCTTGTTGGCGCACTTCCGTTCTTTGTAGACCTCTGGGGGGAAACTGAGGGTGGCAAGACCGTAACACTTATGCTAGGAGCTTCTGTCTGGGCGAACCCTGGCGAATCCAGATATATAGGAGATTTTAAAACAACCGATGTGGCCCTGGAAGCAAAATCCGATATGTTAAATAACTTACCGCTGATCCTGGACGATACTTCCAAAGTATCGGCTAAAATCCGGGATAATTTCGAAGGAATTGTATATGACCTGTGTTCTGGAAAAGGAAAGAGCCGTTCCAACAAGGAGCTGGGTGTTAACCGGGAGAATCGCTGGCAGAACTGCATTCTGACCAATGGTGAACGTCCGCTTGCAGGATATGTCAGCCAAGGTGGAGCAATTAACCGAATTATTGAGGTCGAGTGTTCTGAAAAGATATTTGATGATCCACAGCTTACCGCAGATACCCTTAAAAAGAACTACGGGTACGCAGGAATCGATTTTGTAAATGTAGTTAAGGAAATGTCCATTGACGATATAAAATCCCTTCAAAAGCACTATCAAGGGCTTATACAGGACGATGATAAGATGCAGAAGCAAAGCATATCAATGAGCATTATTCTGGCAGCAGATAAAATCGCAACAGATCAGCTGTTCCATGATGGCCAGTACATTGACATTGAGACGGCTAAGAATCTTCTGACAGAGAAAGAAATGGTATCTGAAAACGAACGCGCTTACTGGTTCGTGCTTGATAAGATTGCCATGAACGGAATTAAATTCGATGATAACCCAGATATAAAAACAGAAATGTGGGGAATTATCGACAATGATCCGGTAGAGAAAACGTCAACCGCAATAATCTATAGCGCAGCGTTTGATGATTTATGCAAAATCGGAAGATTTTCCAGAAAAGCATTTTTATCATGGGCTGTTAAGAAGGGACTTGTGGAAACCGACAGCAGGGGTTATCCGACCAAAGCGAAAAAGCTGGACGGAATTGTTACTAAATGTGTGTTCTTGAAAATTGTAGACGAAATTCCAAAAGAATTCGTGAATTGTAATGATAATTTTGAGATTACGGACGATATTGTGTTTGATTGACAAACAATTCGTCCAAAAGGTAACCGGGTAACCTAGGTAACCTTTGATTCTGTATATATATATTTGAGTATTTATATGCACATATTGAGTATAAAAGTTTCCCTATATGAGAAAGTCAGGGTTACTCGGTTACTCGGTTACCTACCAGCAAAATCAAGGGTTTGCGGTTTTTCGCTCGGTTACTTCTCGGTTAACGAAGGTTACTCATAAAGAAGGTGAATAATGAAAATAGAAGCTAAAGATATTCCAGTCATGCATAAGTTCATGCCAGAGTTCTGGAAGGCGATAAAAGAATTTTACGATGTTAAAAATGATGATGAATATTTTGATGCACTGCATAAAAAAATCGAGGATTTATATGAAATCTATCCAGACAGTTTGGCAAGGTATCTGTCTTTGGCCTTTTATAAATGGGCAGAGGATGTGTCAACAGGGAAATGTAAAAAAATAAGAAGCATGGAAAAGAATGTCGTATAAACACAGCAATGGAAAGGCGAGGATGTGCTGAGGAGAAGCATATCAACGAAGTGAATTGAAACGCAGAGGAGTTGCTGCGAAAGGTGTTGAAACGATATGCATAGCTGTGGCGGCGCAAGGAAACGAAAAGCTGGGCAGAGGCGCTGAACGGAAAAGCTACGGCGTAGAAATGTAATGATTAGATAAGAATAGCTACGAAATGGCGGGGAGCAGCAGAGACGAGCTACGGAATGAGCTAAGGCAGAGAGTAGCACGGCAATGTAAGAAAACTATAAAAATTACAAGGAGAATAGCAGAATGAAAGAATTAAAAGTAAGATTGACATTTTTGGAAGAAATTTTAGGAACAGCAAGTGCAGACCCGGAGATTCACGAAACGTTTATTGCTTCGAATGCACCAGACGCACCAACAAGAAAAGAAGAGGTTGAAGCAATCGGAATTGAAGGAGTGATTGAGAAATCCATGACCATATTCCCGAGAGATAACGGTGTACCGATTTACTGGGATTACCAGATTAAGGGCTTTTTCAAAGATGCTTGTGGAATGCTGAGAAAGGTAACTGGTTCAAAATCTTCAAAAATCAAGGCTTATAAAAAAGAAATTGACGGTCTGATTTTCGTTGAAGAACGCAAAATTCCAATTCATTTTGAAGGTGAAATAGGAACTTGCCAGAGGCCACTGAGAGGACAAACACCGCAGGGTGAAAGAATTGCACTGGCAAATAGCGAGACAATACCTGCCGGAAGTTGGATTGAGTTCACAATCAAGTGCTTATGCGATAGCCATGAAGCAGCAGTCAGAGAATGGCTTGACTATGGAGAACTGAGAGGCATCGGACAGTGGCGTAATTCGGGTAAGGGCCGCTTCAAATGGGCAGAAATATAAAAGCATGACAGGAGTGATAGAAATGCCATATAACACAGCAAGAAAGTACTATGAAGGTATCCAGACAAGGAAAGACGTATATCTGTACATCATAAGATATCTGAAAGAACATGATTATCCGCCAAGCATTCCAGAAATCGCAGCAGGGCTGAGCATATCTAACCATACCGTGCAGAATCATTTCGGCGAATTACTGAAAGGTGGCTTACTTGCGACAGACAACCCCGGTGCGTCAAGAGCGTACCGAGTGACAGGATACAAGTTCAGAAAGGTGAAGGAAAAATGAGTAGCAAGTTAAAAGTCAAGAAAAAGACCAGATTTCCTGTTCAGACTTCTAATCAGGCGGCTCATGCGTTTGGGCGAGCCATGCAGAACTGCCAGAGCCAAATTAAAGACATGGAACAGAAAGCCTATGAAGATGGTTTTACCGTTGGTGAAGATTGGAGCAACACGATCAACACTGTTACAACGATGATGGCTCTGAGACGTTTATATGGATTTTCTACGAAGCGATTGCTTGATGTGGTAAGAACTGCCAATAAGTACGTTGAAATGGCAAATGAGGGCAAAATGAGCGTTCTGAGCATGATGCAGGACATTGAAGAGAACACAGATGTAAGATTTGACGAGATGAATAAGAATCTGGTTAAGAAGATGGGAGTTTAAAATGAAGTTTATAGATTTTTTCGCAGGAATCGGAGGATTTCGCAGGGGAATGGAATTAGCGGGGCATGAATGCGTTGGTTTTTGCGAATTCGATAAATTTGCTACTGCGAGTTACATCTCAATGCACTTACTGACAGAAGAGCAGCGAAAGACATTGGAAGATATTCCTATCAAGAAAAGACAGAAGGAAATATTAAAGGAGGAATACAGAAATGGAGAATGGTATGCAAATGACATTCGAAGAGTGTATGCCGGAGACATTCCAAAAGCAGATTGCTGGTGTTTCGGATTCCCTTGTCAGGACATATCCGTTGCAGGAAAGCAAGCCGGATTTCAAGGAAATCGTTCAAGCCTGTTTTTCAGAGTTATGTACCTTGTCGGACAGCTCAAAGAAGAAGATAAACCCACTTACCTTTTCATTGAGAACGTTAAAAATCTGCTTAGTGTTAATGGAGGATGGGATTTCGCCAGACTGCTCATTGAAATGGATAGGGCAGGGTATGATGCAGAATGGCAAGTGCTCAACTCCAAAGATTTTGGAGTGCCACAAAACCGGGAAAGATGTTTTATTATCGGACATCTTAGAAGCAGAAGTACCGCAAAAATATTTCCTGTCGAAAGAGCAGACAGAGAAAATAGTATTCAAATAATTGGACACAGGAACGGATATAAAAGAAATACGCAGGTATTCGTACAAGATGGAATTACAGAAGCATTAAGCACCTGTCAAGGTGAAGAAAGGGGACACCACACTGCCTTACCATGTTTCATAGATTTATGTTACCAGGGATCGCAAATGACGGACACTGCAAGATGCTTAAAAGCAAGATACTACAAAGGCGTAGCGAACCACGCCGGACAGGATAGTGGAATTGCAATAAAAGTCATAGGAGAAGTTAATTCGTCACAAGATGGGAAAGTGCTTGGAATTGATGGAATCGCAAAATGCCATTCGGCAGGACATAACAACAATCCGAAGATAGCACTTCCGGTTCTGACACCGGATCGAGTAGAAAAGCGTCAGAATGGGAGAAGATTCAAAGACAATGGCGAGCCAATGTTTACACTTACAAGAGCAGATATACATGGCGTAGCGATTGAACCTACTGGATTTAATTGTATGCCAGATGGAACATGCAGAACATTGAAAAATCAATACCAGAAAAACAGTGGAGTAAATTTCGCTTGCCAAACAGACAGAGGTGCTACGGCTGTTGCTGTTAAGTTCAAAAACATTACAGCAAGCACAATCAGGAAAGTTGCTCCTAGAAATAAAGTTTCGATACTTAGAGGACAATCGCAAGAAAATAATTTAGATATTTGCGTAAAGGTAGCAGAAGCAACAAAACAAGGATATTCAGAGTGCAGAGTTGGTGTCGATGCTGTGAATTTATCAGTTCGAGGTAGTAAGACAAGAAGAGGAAGAGTTGGGAAAGAGATTGCAAACACACTAGACACAAGCTGCAATCAAGGGATATTTGTTCAAGTGTCGGAAGAATTGGTTGTATATGCAGTCTGGTATGAAAAATATCAGTGTTACATAGCAATCCGGAAGCTGACACCGAAAGAATGTTTTCGGCTGCAAGGTTGGTCGGATGATTATTTTAAAAAGGCTCAGTTTGTTAATTCTGACAGCCAGTTATACAAACAGGCAGGAAACGGCGTAACAGTGACAGTTATAGAAACTATAGCAAGAAAAATGAACGTAAATCTAAATTGATAGCATGTCAGTTGCTTACATGGGGAAAGTGAGGATGAAAAATGAAATTTAAAAGTAACGCCAAGTATGACGAAGAACCTAAAACTGGAAGTATTTTTGCCTTGAAATACAATTCTTTAAGAATCGTTATTCACAAATACGTCGGCTGTGGAGATACGCTGTTTCTCAACTGTAGTACATTGGGTATTGACAACTACGATCTCAGAACAGAGGATTTTGAGGAAGCTGTCAGTAAAGCAAAAGAAATTATCATGCGTGAAGTTAAGAAAATCAGAGAGGATTCATACATATTCTATTCAGACAACAATATTGAATTTGACAGATATTAGGAGGACGCAATGACAGAGCAGGAAAAGAAAGAACTTCTGGATGAACTTGAAAAACGTATGGATGAAAAATACAAAGGGTGTCTTACCAGAGAAGATGTCGGAACCACACTAAAAGCGCCGAGAGAAAAGTGGTTCAGAGACGAGAATGGAAATGGAAGATATTCTCTGATGGCAGATGCTTTTGATTCCACCATTATTTCATGGCAGGTCTGGGAAACAATCAGAAAGTTGACTTGTGTTATCTGCGGTAAGCAGTATGTTAGACAGCTTGCAAATGTAGAGAATGCGGATGAGATTGCAGAGAAACTTTGCCAGTTTGTTTATGATTTGAAGATGGATTTTAAGAAACAGGAGGGTACGGAATGAGAAAGTACACAATAAATCTTCCAAGAGGACTGGAAGTGGATATTTCTAATTTGCCAGAGGACTTCAAAGAACAGATCGAGCAGGCGTTCAGAGAGTATACATCTGGAACAGCAAAAGCGTATATGTACGTTGACAAGTTGGGATTCATTGACCGTTGCGTGGAATATTTAAACGGTAACGAGGATTCAGATGATGTTGTAAATACACTGGTTGAAGAAGCAATGATTTCTGAATGGAGAAACAATGGAGAAATCATCAAGGAAGATGATATATACTGTATTGATTTTATGGAAGATTGCTACAGAAAAGGCAATGAAGATGCAAAACTAAACTCACATTTTAGAACTGACGATCATCATATTTACGACCAGATTCAGAAAGTTCTGGTGCAGGTAATTACAATTGTAATGAATTATGAGGATAAGGAGGACGCAAAATGTTAATCAGAAGTCAGAATAAGGAAGTTTTAGCTACACTTGAACTTTTATTCGATATCGAAGTTTCGGGTGGAGTAATAAGTGCAAGAAGAGATATGAGTTGGTGCTGCTTGCTCGGAGAATATTCCACAAAAGAAAAAGCCATGAAGGTACTGGATATGATCCAGGAAGCCTATGGAGATTCGGAATACACAAAATATGTAATTCCAGAAGTATGTAGGATATTAAGTATGAAGCAAAAAACGGAAGAAAACAAAGCACATGCAGGAGAACTTGGAGAAATGCTCAAAAAAGGAATGACGTTCCAGATGCCAGAGGATAGCGAGGTGGAAGCATGAAATATAAGTGCGTAAAGGCGTTCATGTTAGATAGCTATGACGATGATGGGTTTTACATTGAAAATTGTATAGAAATTAAGGTTGGCGAAACCTATGAAGTTGGAAATGAAAATTTTATCGGCGGAGACATTCGTCTTAACGGCATAAATACAAACAAGTGGATTGAGATATCTCAAGAAATGTTGGATGAGTATTTTACAGAGGTGGTTGTATGAGCAGAGTACGAACCAGATTAGAACAATACAAAACTGAGATAGAAAATAAATCACAGTATAAGCATGGGCTTCCAGGGAGTGCGCTGGATATTGTGAATACTCTTCTGAATGATTTTGAACAGGACGAGAAAGAAAACGGGTGGATTCCAGTCAGTGAGAAATTACCGGAAGATGAAAGAGAGTATCTTGTAACTCTTGAAAAGGTATATGGAACACCTGAAATATTCATGGGAATTGCGAGTTATTTAAAATTTGGGAATGATGGATACTGGAACGAAAAGAAATATGGGTATCTTGAATGGGATAAATATTCAGATGGGCATGGAGGAACAACGATGTATAAAGTTATTGCCTGGAAGCCGCTTCCAAAACCATATGAGGAGGGCTAAATGGGATATTGTAAATTAGACTGCCCAGACGGTGAAACAGAGTGCTGCATTTGCTGTGAGAAACAGGATTCCTGCCAGTGCAGATGTGATGATATGGACAGTTATGAATATGCAGAGGAATGCGAAGATTATATCAAGGAGGAAGAAGCATGATTACATTCTTATTAGGATTCGCCCTTGGAATCATAGTCGGAGTGGTCGGTCTTGTATGCGTAGCGATCATGTACGATAAACACCACTCAGACAAATAGAAAGGAGAATGGTATGTTGACAAGGAACAAAAAGCTGAAAGACTACGGTATTCCGGCAGAGGACATAGAGAAACTGAATACGATGCTGAAAGACTTCCCGGCAGAGTACGGATACCTGCTTTCCAGTGCTGCCTTGTCAGCTTGCCCGAAAAACACGGTGATAGCGGATATGGTTATTGAGAATATCTTACACCGGAAAAGCTACAGGAAAATCAGCAAAGAAAGATATATCCCGATGAACCCGAAAGACTTCTACGGATACAGACGCAAGACCGTCGCTGTACTGTATGAGAGGATGCGGTTGTTGGGAGTGTGGGAGGAAAAATAAATGAAAGAATATAAATGTCCAAAGTGCAATAGTAAAAACCTTTTTGTCAAGAAAGTTGGGAATAATACGGGATTGTATTGCGGGGATTGCGGTGCATGGATTAAATGGGTCGGAAAAAATGAGCTGAGAATATTTGAATATTTAAACAGACAGAAACACGTAGACGATGCTAATAGCAAACAAGACGATATTGCAAGCATCATTTACGGCACTCTCGATCATATGTATTGCGATAATTGCAGATTCAATAGCGAAATTAAAGAAAGTGATAATGGTGAATGGAACTGTGATGAATGCCACAGAAAATATAATGGATGGGGAATTTCCATGCAGGAAAGTAATAAAATTGCAAAAGAAATTTTAAAACAGTTAGGAGAATAGAATATGAGCAGACTGATTGATGCAGACAAAATAATTGACTCTCTTGGAAATTCGGATATGGATTTTGCAATAGGTGCAGTTATTGACGAACAGCCGACAGTTTTTGATGTGGACAAGGTTATTAGTGAATTGAAAAGAGACAAATTCATTGAATCAGAATGTATCTTATCCGATGTGCATCAAGGATACAATGCTGGACTGAGCAGGGCGATTGAAATCGTGAAAGGCGGTGGAGTTGAATGAGAGAAATTCTTTTCAAGGCAAAGCAGATTGATAATGGTGAATGGATAGAAGGAAGCCTCATAGATTTAGACATTGACAACGGATATTGTTATATTGTTCCACCGTATAAAAAAGCGAGTATATTGCCAATCATCTTTTTAATAACAGACAGAATGAAATTGGTTGATCCAGAAACCCTCTGCCGGTTTACAGGACTTTGCGACAAGAACGGAAATAAGATTTGGAAGAACGACATTTTGATGTGTCATGGAAACCCAAAAGACCTTGTAAAAGCGGCATTTGGAGAATTTGGTGTAAGAAATATTGAAACCGGCTCCATAGTAGACAAAGTTGTCGGATGGCATTATGAGGTTGTTCCGACAGATGCAATCAGCAGATGTGAACCATTCTGCTGGCCAATGCCATTGACAGAATATTATATCGAAAGATGCGAAATGGAAGTAGTTGGAAATATTTTCGATAATAAAGAACTATTACAGGAGGTGCCGGAATGAGTAAATCAGTATTAGTGATTGATACACCGGAGAATTGCGGAAAATGTAAATTTATAAGCGGATTTTGGTGCAGAGCAATGGATGGTAGGAGAGTTCCAAACAATGATGTAATCCCTGATTGGTGTCCATTGAAGCCATTGCCGGAGAAAATGAAAGTAACTGGGCTTTATAACGGCGAGTATTTCAAAGCGGGAGGCAAACTACCGAGCTATAAGATCGGCTGGAACGATTGTATTGATGAGATTACAGGAAAATCATAAAAAAAAGCTGAGTTGTGAACACATGATTTCGTATAGGAGGTGAAATATGAGTTTTACTATAACATTCCCAGTAGATATTGGAACATTTGTAATTACAGATACAAGTGTTGATTTAAATGATCCGAATAATTTAAAAGGAAACTTAGGAAGTATATCATGCTATCAATGTGTTGATGACAAAGAAGATGATTTTATTGTTATGGTATCTGGATATAAAGATTCTTGGTGTGGTGAATATTTGCTTAGTAAATTAAAAATTGCTACAGACAAACAAGTTAAAGAATACGAAATGGTAATGGGGATAAAGCAAATGGATATTGATGAAATTATAGGAGGAAGTTCTGATGATTGATTTAAGATATACATGTATTCTGGTTAGAACACCAGAGGAAAATGAGAAAATACTTAAAGAAGCTGAGAAACAGGGATTCCATTGGTATAGAAAAGACCATTGTGAGCCATTACAAAAACAATATTTTCCAGACATTTTAAGATTTTATGAACATGATATAACTTATGCGGCAAGTGTCAGATCAGACTTTGCTTTCTATGAAGCATCAGAACTCCTCGGCACAAAAGAAATGTCTGCAAGAGAGTTTGCTGAACGGATTGCAGATGTAAGCAATTGTTGCGAACGTGAATGTATAGGATGTGTGTTGGACAACAGGAATAATAAGTGCAACACGGATTTGTGCAATACACGTAATTGGGAAAATAATATAGATGAACTTCTTGAAATTGCAAAAGTAGGAAAAGGGACAGTTCCTACACCCGAAGAGAAAGCAATTAAAAATATTGAGAAGTTTATCGAGAATCCAGATCGTGCAGCGTTGAATGATGAGTTTGTAGAATCTTTGAAGCTGGCAGTGGAGAAATTGAAAGAGGTGGAGTAGATGGAGAGATTAACAGAAAGATATGATATTACGCCAGACGGAGAATCAGATGTCTGGGTTAAACAGCACGATTATATTTCAGCGGCGCGAAAGCTTTGTGATTATGAAGACTTAGAAGAACAGGGCTTGCTTGTGAGATTGCCGTGTCCTATTGGCACAACTGTATGGGACATATGCGGCATGGATATTCGGGAAAACGTGTTAAGTGGAATTGAATGCGGCAAAGATGGTAAACAGTTTTTGTGGGCAAACCATGATGAATGGCTCGGAGAATTAAATGATTTGGTATTCCTCACTCGTGAAGAAGCTGAGAAGAAGTTGGAGGAGATGAAGAATGGCTGAATATGTTAAAAAGTCAGATGTAATAAAAATCATGGAAAATAATTCTCACATGATAGAGGTATTTGGAGTTAAAAAGAAAATGATTGACGGATTCGCAATGGGTTGTGATTTCGCAGATCTGGAAACTGTCAGTATTGAGGAGGACGATAATGAGGATTAACATGAAACCAGAAGAAGCAAAAGACATATTATCCGATATGAGAGACCAGCATTTATGTTTCCTTGAAAGTTCTGAAAACAAAGATGAATGGAAGAAAAAATATCTCAAGGAAGCATGGGCGTGTGATTCCGGAGCAAAAGCATTGGAAAAGCAGATTCCATGCAAACCTGAAGAATATGTTCCAGATTTTCCGTACAATATATTTTCCACTCAAAAATGTGCGAAATGCGGAACACCTGTTATTGGTAAAAAAATAAGCAAGTACTGTTCTGAATGCGGGCAGAAAATTGACTGGGGAGAGGAGTGATTAAATGGATTTTAATACAGCAATGGCGAAATCAGTAGCATGGGCCAGTACATCATTTGCCTTAATAGCGGCACTCAGTTATACAAAAGAACCATTATGCTTAATGGCATTAGTTCTTCCGCTGTTTGTTGGATTACTTGCACATTAATGAGAAGGAGTTGATAATCATGTTGGACAATCCTACACTTGAAATTGACAGAGAAAAGAACGAAGTTACGATAAAATGTAATGGGGATACTATAAAGTTCAAAGATGATAATGTGGAAGTGACCAGGGCGAGCAAAAAACATGATGTTTAAGTCACCAGACATAACCCCGCAACTCGCCATATCAGCATTCACAGTACTACATCAATATTGCAGCTCAATCAGTCCACATGACTGCATCAGATGCGCATTTTACGAACATTGCCCGGAGTGTTTCATGGGGTGCCCGGGAGATCAGGGCGAGACGATCAGAAAATTACAAAGCAATGAATAAAATTAGAGAGTCGGTATTTACCGGCTCTTTTTATTGCAAAATTCCTCAAACATGTACCACAACTTTTCCGCCAACCTATGATAGAATATACTCAGAAGTGTTACTATGGGGTTTTATAGACAGTTGGAGGTGAGAACGTGGGAATGACGCCAAAGTACACAAGCGTTGAAGAGATTGAGAGCAAAATAGAACAGTATTTCGAAGATTGCAAAGGTTATCCATTAACCGATGAAAAAGGGAAACAAATATTTAACAAGTTTGGATCCCCTATTTTCATAGATGTTCACCCTCCGACCGTTACAGGACTTGCCTTGGCCCTTGGATTTACGAGCAGACAGGCACTTTTAAATTATCAGGCAAAGCCGGCATTTGTTGACACGATTACGCGCGCGAAAGCCAGAGTGGAACAGTACGCAGAGGAAAGGCTATTTGATCGTGACGGTTCAAATGGCGCTCAGTTCAGCTTGAGAAATAATTTTAAGGGATGGGATGCTGATAAGAAAAATGATGATTCTGGAGATGGAAAGATTACGATTGTGAATAATATTCCAAGGCCGGAGAAGCAGAATGAATGAGAATCCGATTAATCTGAATGAAATTATAGCTCCGGCTTTTTACAATGTATTCTGGGACATTATGGACGGAAAACACACCTATTATGATTTGTATGGTGGGCGTGGATCTACTAAATCATCTTTTGTGGGTGTCATGATTCCTTTCCTGATGATGCAGGACGCAGAGAACGGCATAATGTCAAATACCGTTATTTTCCGTAAAGTTGGAAACACACTTCGAGAATCCGTTTATGAACAGATAGCATGGGGAATTGACGCGCTCGGAGCCAATGAACTATGGGACACCAGTGTAAGCCCTATGCAGTACACTTATAAGCCTACCGGACAGAAAATCATATTCAGAGGACTGGACAAGGCAAAAAAGACTAAATCTATTAAAGCAAGCAAGGGATACTTCAAGTATCTCTGGTTCGAGGAACTTGACGAATTTTCGGGCATTGAAGAAATTCGTACAGTGCAGCAGTCAGTCCTTCGAGGTGGCAGTAAGTTTATTGTATTTAAGACATTCAATCCGCCAATTAGCCGGAGCAACTGGGCGAATGTGTATGTAGAAGAGCCACGAGACGACAGCTACAGGCATAAGAGTGATTACAGATCAGTTCCTGTTGAATGGCTTGGTCAACAATTCCTTGATGATGCGGAACATCTCAAAAAGACAAATCCAAGAGCTTACGACCATGAATATTTAGGACTTCCGGTTGGACTCGGTACAAATATCTTTGAGCTGTTGGAAATCCGAACGATTCCAGACGAAGAAATTCAGAAGTATCAAAGTATCTATCAGGGACAAGACTGGGGATGGTATCCGGATCCCAAAGCGTTTATTCGTGTGGCTTATGTACCTAATCAGGACAAAGTTATCCTGCTGGATGAGCTTGGCGGTTGTAAAATCCGTAATACGGCAATGGCTGACCAGATCAAGGCAAAACAGTATGATGATTATTCTATCTATTGCGGAGTTGACGAAGAGGAAAGTATTATTGACTTCCGAGATGCAGGGCTTCCAGCACGTAGGGCCATTGTTACACCGGGAAGCCGCAAATATACTTTTGAGTGGTTACAGTGCCGAACATTAGTCATTGATCCGGCACGAACGCCTAGAGCATACAAGGAAATTATCAATTACGAGCATGAAGTAGATAACAATGGAGAAGTGATTGCAGATTATCCAGATGGCAACGATCACTGGATAGATTCTCTCAGATACGCAACCAGTCCATTGTCCATGAGAAGGGGGAACAGTGCATAAAATGTTAGATAGGTACTTTTCAGATAAAATAAATAAATTCTTAAGCATCGGTTTAAAAATATATGGATCATCTGACATTAACGAAATCTTAAAAGTTGTAGAATATGAAGACATTATTGTGCGAGATACTTCTGTAAGATGGATGGATTTTAAAAGGTAGATTAAATGGGACTTATAACAACACTAAAAAGGTGGTTTAACATGATATTCAAAAAACAAGCCGAAGAGGACTTCAATATCCAGACGGCAGAATTTCCAGAGATGGAAGCGCTGATTAACCGGTGCGCGAACATTTACAGAGGCGTACCGGAATGGTTAGATGATAAGAATAATATCAAGACGATTAATTTTGCTAAATCTGTCTGTTCAGAGACAGCACGGCTCGCGACACTGGCAATTGGCATTCAGATAGATGGCTCTGCAAGGGCTACGTGGCTACAGGAACAGATCGATAAAGTATATTTCCATATTCGGCACTGGGTAGAATATGGCTGCGCTTATGGAACGGTATTTATCAAACCAAACGGGGAGAGCCTTGACGTATTTACCCCAGTAGATGTGATGATTGTAGATTACGACAATCAGGAGATCAAGGGGATTATATTCAAGGATTCTTATACTGTTGGACGAAAATACTACACACGGCTTGAATATCATAGATTTGCTGAGATTACAATAGATGGCGTAACAACTTATCCGTACTACGTTTCTAACAGAGCTTATGTGTCAAAATCCCCTCAGTCAATCGGTGACAGAATCGACCTTAAGCAGACCAAGTGGGCTGACCTAATGGCAGATACACCACCGATACTCAAGGCAAACGGTGAGAAGCTGGACGGACCTTTGTATGGAGTTCTACGGACACCACAGGCGAACAACGTAGATATTAGTACGCCACTTGGCTTGCCGATATTCGCAGAAGCTATTGAAGAGTTGAAAGACCTCGACATTGCATACAGCCGTAATGCCGGAGAGATTTTTGATTCTCAGAAGATTGTTCTGGCAGATGATAGGCTGCTGATGCCAAGTGGTACACCTGTAGCAGCCATGTCACCGCAGGGCATGGAGAACAGACGGAATGAAATGAACTTACCACACTTTGTCAAGAACGTATTCGGACAGGACGAGAAAGAATTTTATCAGGAAATCAATCCAATTCTCAACACAGATACTCGTATAAGCGGCATAAACGCCATTTTAAGCCAGTTAGGGTACAAGATTGGATTCTCTAATGGCTACTTTGTTTTCAACGAATCTAGCGGCATACAGACAGCCACGGGAGTAGAAGCGGAACAACAGAGGACAGTGCAGTTCGTCAAAGACGTGAGGGATAAGTTGGAATCTTGTCTGGATGAAGTTATTTACGCATTGAATGTCTACGCTGATCTGTACGGGCTTGCACCTGTTGGAGCTTATGAAGTCAATTATGATTTTGGAGACATCCTCTATGTCAGAGAAAACGACCGTGCAAGATGGTGGCAGTATGTTACTACGAATAAAGTTCCGGCATGGATGTATTTCGTGAAATTCGAGGGAATGACTGAGGAAGAAGCTAAGGCAATGGTTGAAGAAGCTCAGCCAAAAGAACCGACTTTGTTCGGCGATGAGGAATAATATATGCTTAGTCCAGAGTACTTGCGCAGAATCACAGAAGGCAGTGAACAGATTGCTGAGGAGTTACACCAGTATATTATATCTGAGATTGTATCTCGAATGATGGCAAGAATCGGCAGAGGTGAGGATTATATTCTGACCAATGCCGATGCGTGGAGAATCAGAACGCTACAGGAATCTGGTGAGCTGCTAGAGGACATTCTGGCAGAATTATCCAGATATACCAAACGCGAACAGCAGGAACTCCTTGAAGCGTTTGAAGATGCCGGTATCACTGCAATGAACTATGATGACAAGGTATACAAGGCGGCAGGATTAAGCCCTGTGCCGCTCGAACAGTCGCCAGCCATGATAAGGCTCATGGAGCGGAATATGCTTGCGACTATGGGCGAGTGGAAGAACTTTACACGAACCACCGCAAGTGCCGCTCAGAGGCTCTATATTGAGCAATGCGACCTTGCCTATAATCATGTAATGACTGGGGCGGTTGGGTATACACAAGCCATCAAAGAGGCGGTTAATAACGTTGTGAGTGATGGTGTTACGGTCACATATCCATCCGGCAGGCGTGACACTATCGAAACAGCAGTCGCACGTTCTGTCAGAACTGGCGTGGCACAGGCTACAGGAGATATATCCCTAAAACGCATGGAAGAAATGGACTGGGATTTAGTTCTAGTCAGTGCCCACATGGGAGCCAGAACGGGCGATGGCGGCGAGAATCCGGGTAATCACTCATGGTGGCAAGGCAAGATATACTCTCGTTCTGGCAAGAGTAAGAAATTTCCACCGTTCTCATTGACCGGATATGGAACGGCAAGCGGACTATCAGGTGTAAACTGTCGACATAGCTTTGGAGCCAGTGACGGAGAATTTAATCCTTATGCGGAATTGTCAGCGCAGGATAAAGCCAACAAAGGTAAACAATACGAAAAAGAACAGCGGCAACGCACTTATGAGCGAAGAATCCGCAAGACGAAGCGTGAAGTTCTCGGAATGCAAGCGGCGGTTGATAACTGCAAAGACGAACAGGCAAAATTCGCATTACAGCAAGACTTTGACCGGAAATCTTATCTTTTGCAGAAACAAAATGCTGCATACAAGGCTTACTGCAAGCAGAACGACCTGAGGGAACTGAAAGACCGGCTCACGATCGCTAAGTGGAATCGTCAGAACGCCGCAAAAGCCAGAGGAGCGGCAAAGAGATATAAAACAGCAAAGGGGATTGACTGATGGATAGATGGGAATATTACAATCCGAATCCTGCTGGGAATCGAGTTGGAGATTGTGCTGTCCGGGCAATATGTAAAGCAACCGGCCTTGACTGGGAAACGGTATTCGCCGGATTAATGATACAGGCATGTGCTCTGTCAGATATGCCGAGTGCAAATTATGTCTGGGGAGCGTACCTCTATAAACGTGGGTACAGACGCAAACTGATTGAGCAATCAGAACGGTATATCTATACAGTCAACGACTTTTGTGCAGACCATCCGACAGGTACGTATATCCTCTGCATAGATGGTCATGTGGTGACGGTACAGAACGGCAAATATTACGATACATGGGATAGTGGCAATGAGATCCCGGTATACTACTGGGAAAAGGAGTAGCTAAATGAGCATATCAGAATTTGTACAAGTATTCCTCTCAATTTGCGGAGGAGTGTCTATTGTCGGAGGAGCGGTGGCCGTAATTCTTAAGTGGATTACTCCGGCATTTCGACTCAACAAGCGAGTTGAAACACTGGAAGAACATGATAAGCGTGACTTTGAGAGTCTTCAGAGGATCGCGGAGCGTGATTCATTGATTCTGGAAGTGCTATCAACCATGCTGGATAGTCAGATTAGTGGAAATAATGTTGAGGAATTAAAAAAAACAAAGCAGAAGCTCACGGAGTATCTTGCACAGAATCAACGTTAGCATTGATAAGGGGTATGCTCATGAAATTATATGTGTTCACGAAAAAAGATATAGACAGGTTCTTGATAGAGTGTAATTTCACACCGGACGAAGAAAGATTGTTCCGGCTGAGATGTCAGGAGCGCACGCTCGAATACTGCGCTGAACAGATGAACGTGAGCATATCAACAGCAAAGCGGTTAAGCCGGAGGGTAAATAATAAAATAATCAAAGTGTGCTGATACTTTTTGGATACTAATTAGAGCCAGAAACGACCTGTTTCCGGTTCTTTTTTTATGTAAAAATATAATCAGAAAGGCGGTGTATAAGATGGCATTATATAACAATCCTTATCAATATAGTTTTGGCGTTCCGGGGCAGATGAACCAGTTCCAGCAACAGCCTGTCCAGATGCCAGCTCAACCAGTACAACAGCAGCAGAATAATAGCGGTATTCTGTGGGTATCCGGCGAAGTTGGTGCAAAATCCTATCTGGTAGCACCCGGGACAAGCGTTTTACTGATGGATTCAGAGAGTGAAAAGTTCTACATAAAATCCACAGATGTATCCGGTATGCCACAGCCACTGCGGACATTTGAATACCACGAGGTAGGCACTCAGATGCCGCCTAAACAGCCTGTTCAGAACATGGACAGTAAATATGTCACCAGACAGGAATATGACGATTTAAAGGGCAAATACGAAGCTATCATAAACCGATTAAATTCATTTCCTGAGCCTGTTAGGACTAATGCCGTACAGGAGTCAGCAATCAAGGGAGGAAACGCAGATGAGTAATCCATTATTTAATGCGCTTGGTGGCGGGATGCCGCAGGGAAATGGGCCAATGCAAATGATACAGCAGTTTATGCAGTTTAAACAGAATTTTAAGGGAGATCCGAAAGCAGAAGTCGAGAAAATGTTGCAGTCTGGAAAGATTTCTCAACAGCAGCTCAATCAAGTTCAACAGATGGCAGGACAATTCCAACACATGTTGAAAGGAATGAAATAGTACATTACAATCTGGCCAGATTGATGTAAATACAATAAAGGAGATTATATTATGGATGGAAATTATAGTTTAGCAGATATTGCCGCTGCTACTGGAAACGGTAGAAATAATGACGGCATGTTTGGTGGAGATGGTAGCTGGTGGATTATTGTTTTATTCATTTTTGCTTTCTTCGGATGGGGAAACAACGGATGGGGCAATAATGGAAACGGCGGCGGATATGTAGCCACAGCAGCTACTCAGGCGGATATTCAGAGAGGATTCGACAATTCCGCTGTGATTAGCAAACTTGATGGAATCAACAACGGCCTCTGTGATGGCTTCTATGCCATGAATAACGGTATGCTTACCGGATTTAATGGAATCAACACAAACATCATGCAGACCGGCTTCGGCATCCAGCAGGCTATTAACGCTGACACTGTAGCAAATATGCAGAATACCAATGCTTTACAGGCACAGCTTGCAAACTGCTGCTGCGAAACCAGGGAAGCTATTCAGGGCGTGAACTACAATATGGCTCAGAATACCTGCGCACTCCAGAACACCATGAACAACAACACTAGAGACATTATTGACAGCCAGAACGCCGGAACAAGGGCAATCCTTGATTACCTGTGCAACGAGAAGATATCCAATCTTCAGGCTGAAAACAATGATCTCAGACGTGCCGCTTCTCAGGATCGCCAGAGTGCGCTTCTTACAACTGCAATGGCTTCTCAGACACAGCAGCTCATTAATGCAATCAATCCAGCACCGATTCCGGCATATCAGGTTCCTAACCCGAACACATTTTACGGATGCGGATGTAACACTGGATGCAATTGCTGATAACTTCATATCGAGAGTATCTTTCGATTGATTTCGGATGTCGGCTTATGCCGTATTACACAGAGGGGCAGGCTGAGACCTGTCCTTTTGTGATATGAAAGGAGTATTTTTATGGCAGAATTTACAAATGTAGCTGCTCAGACTGTAGCAGCAAATGGAAACGTAGTATTTTCAAACACAGCAGTTAAAGGTTCTAACTGTATTCAGCACAGAGAAGGAAGCGGGATCATTACACTGAGAGGGCTTACTAACCAGTGCAAAGCGAGATTCTTCGTGGATTTTTCTGGTAATATCGCAATTCCAGCAGGCGGTACTGTCGGGGCTATTTCTCTGGCTATTGCAATCTCTGGCGAGCCGGTTCTTTCTTCTCAGATGATTTCCACACCGGCAGCAGTAGACCAGTATAACAATGTGTCTTCTGGCATCTATATTGATGTGCCTCGCGGATGTTGCGTTAATATCGCAGTAGAGAACACAAGCGATCAGGCTGTTTCTGTTGCGAACGCGAATATTGTCGTAACCAGAGAAGCGTAGGAGGTGTGATTATGAGAGACATTAAAGACTTATGCGCAAGAATTGAAGACGAACTGTCCAAAATTGCAGATAGTGGACTGACCACTGGAAATCTGGAAATGACATACAAACTGATTGATATGTACAAAGATATCAAAAACACTCAGTATTGGGATAAGAAAGTGGAGTATTATAACACCGTCCTTGACGAGATGCGTAGCGGATACAATGACGATTACAGCGAGCGCGGAAGAAAACGTGACAGCATGGGGAGATATAGCTCAAATGACGGCAGAATGATGCCGGATTACGACAGAGGTAGTTCTTATGCCAGACGTGGCGAACATTATGTCAGAGGGCATTACAGTCGTTCTGATGGGCGAGACGCTTACGATGACTACATGACGCAGAAGCAAAGCTATCGTTCCGGCAAGTCTGAAGACTGCAAAAGGAAGATGCTTGCCGCTCTGGAAGAACATCTGGACGAACTTACAACAGAAATGAGCGATATGTCTAAAGATGCGGAGTGTCGGGAAGAACGTGATCTTGTCAAGAGATACGTGGAAAAACTCCGGAATATGCTCTAATTAGCTAAAACATGTACCACAACTTTTTGGAGAATCTGTGGTAAAATGTATTCATAAGGAAGATTTGTAAGTGGTTGCAGCCACTTGACATAGACATTTTTTCATTGATTCCTCCTTTCTTGGGGTGCGTGTCCTTAATAGAAAATGCAGTGTTTGGACAACACAAGATGCATGAGGTTGAAAAGCGGATGCAATTTCCGACACGTACCATCGCCGTTAGTACATGGCGGCATACCTCCTTGTGAGCATATAACTGAATAGTGGAATCCAACCCGTGCAGAGGTGCGCGACCGTATAGGCGGTGTTGACGCAGCCCGAAACGTCTCGTGTTTAGGCATAGCACGTAAAATACCTTCTAACCCGGGAATCCGGGTTAAGGCAGGATAGAGAAGTGGAATCTCGCAAGGCTCATATCCTTGAGAACGGCGGTTCGAATCCGTCTTCTGCAATTAATCTGCTTAAAGTTACGCTATCTGTACACAGGTGGTCTATGGCTAGGGTAGATTGCAACATCATGATGCTGATTAGGTTATGTCTTATCCTGTAGACCGATGTTCGGTCCGAAAAGGCACTTCAATGTGGCTTCGCCAAGTGGTAAGGCACCGGGCTTTGACCCCGGGAGAGGAACACTCATTCATTGGTTCGAATCCAATAGCCACAGTTACCCTGCCAGTGGTCTAACTGGCTTAATCCATTTACCTGCGGCGGCAGGTCAATAAACACGACCAGGAGGATGTATATGCAGAAACTTATTGACACATTAAAATCATTTGGAATTGAAATCCCGGAAGACAAGCAGGCAGATGTGAAAAAAGCGCTCTCCGAGCATTACAAGAATGCTAAAGAAGTAGCGAAAACTCTGTCGAAAGTCGAGGGTGAACGTGATGACTGGAAAGAACGTGCTGAGACAGCAGAAGAAACCCTGAAAGGTTTCGACGGTATCGACCCGGCAAATGTTAAGACCGAGTTAGAGACTTGGAAACAGAAAGCGGCGGATGCAGAAAAGGAGTTTAACGCAAAAATCTATGACCGTGATTTTTCAGATGCGCTCAAAGCGGCACTCGATGACGTTAAGTTTTCCAGTGAAGCGGCAAAGAAGTCAGTCATGGCAGACATCAAGGAAGCGGGATTGAAGCTGAAAGATGGTAAAATCCTTGGACTGAACGACTTGATCGAACAGATGAAGCAGTCTGACGCGTCTGCTTTTGTGGATGAATCTCAGCAGCAGGCTCAGCAGAACCAGGCAAGATTTACCACTCACGTTGGACAGCAGCAGACACCGGGAAGTATGACAAAGAAAGATATCGAAGCAATCAAAGACCCGTCTGAGAGACAGGCTGCAATTGCTCAGAATATCCAGTTATTCCAGTGATTTTTTACACCGACTATACGTTAGAGTATAGCCGCTAACCCAATACCTTAACAATTATGGGTAGAAAGGATTTTTTATGCCAGCAAAAACAAATCTTATTATGACTAATGATATTCATGTCACAGCACGTGAGATTGACTTTGTTACCAGATTCGAAAGAAACTGGCAGCACTTACGTGATATTCTGGGTATCATGAGACCTATCAAAAAGCAGCCGGGTGCTGTACTCAAGTCCAAATACGCAGAGGGTACTTTACAGAGCGGAAAAGTTGGTGAGGGTGAGGAAATCCCTTACAGCAAATTCGTTGTAAAAGAAAAGGACTATGCGGAAATGACTATCGAGAAGTACGCAAAGGCTGTGTCTATCGAAGCAATCAAGGATCACGGTTACGAGAACGCTGTTCAGATGACCGATGATGAATTCCTTTTCCAGCTTCAGACTGATGTTACCGGCAGATTCTATGATTATCTGAAAACCGGTACACTTACTTCCACAGAAACAACATTCCAGATGGCCCTGGCAATGGCTAAAGGCCGTGTAGAGAACAAATTCAAGCAGATGCACAGAAATGTGACTGGCGTTGTTGGATTTGTGAATATTCTTGACGTATATGAATACCTCGGAGCAGCTGAGATCACTATTCAGAACCAGTTCGGATTCCAGTACATGAAAGATTTTATGGGCTTCAATACAATCTTCCTGTTATCCGACAGCGAAATCCCGAGAGGAACAGTTATCGCTACCCCTGTTGAGAATATCGTTCTGTACTATGTTGACCCGAACGAATCCGATTTCGCAAGAGCAGGACTCGTATACACTGTATCTGGCGAAACAAACCTGATCGGATTCCACACACAAGGTAATTATCACACAGCAGTATCCGAAGCATTCGCAATCATGGGACTTACTCTTTTTGCGGAGTACATTGACGCAATCGCAGTAATCACCATTGATGAGACACCAACACTTGGCACTCTGACAGTAAATTCCGTGGCTGGGACAGAGAGCGGTGATACAAAAATCACTGTAAATCCGGCTAAGGAAAATGCTGGCAATGTATATAAATACAAAGTTGCGACAGACGCAGTAACTGTTGGATATGGACAGAACCTCAGAAACTGGAGTACTTGGGATGGAAAAGCCGATATCACAGCAACAACCGGACAGAAGATCACAGTGGTTGAGTGTGATGGAACGTACAAGGCACTGAATGCCGGAAGTGCAAGCGTAACAGCAAAATCATAAACGTAGGAGGTAGCTGGCATGGCTTATGCAGATTATGATTTTTATACAACTTCATACTTCGGTTCGGTCGTGCCAGAAGCTGACTTTGATCGTCTGGCAGCCAGAGCCAGCGATTTTATTGATACATTGACATTTGATAATTTGGTGGACGGACTGCCAGCTGATAAGCGTTCACAGAAACGTATTAAAAAGGCGGTCTGTTCATTGGCTGAATTAATGTATCAGATTGAGCTTGCTGAAAAGAATGCTACCAATGCCGCCGTGAGTGGTACATCAACCGCAATCGGGTCCGGTGGTAGCACGACAGGCATTGTAACATCTGTATCTTCTGGCAGTGAATCCATCTCTTATGCCACGCCTCAGCAGATCGGGGCAAGCGCAAAGGAATGGAGCGCGGTATATGCCGCCGCTGGGGACGTACAGAAAACGAACGACTTACTTCTTAAGACAGCTTTGCCACTTCTGATGGGAGTAAGGACGGACGATGGGATACCGATTCTATATGCGGGGGTGTGAATATGAAATGCAGACAATGCGGGAAAGAACTTAAACCACATTGGAGTACAGATATTTGCCTTGAGTGCTCAAGAGAAAATATGAAAAAGATATTTAGAGAAAACCCCGAAGTGAAACAGGCATTCCGTGAAACTATTGAAGAACTTAAAAAGCCTGAAAGCATTGCGAAAATGGCTAAAAATACTGCCGGTTTTATGAGTGCTATTCAGGCATTAAGGAGTGATAAATAATGGACATTTCAACATTAGGCTCATGTATCGCAATCGTTATGATTTGCTACATCGTAGGAATGGGCTGCAAAGCATCAAAAAGAATCTCTGATGAATGGATTCCAGTAATCATGGCGGTTATTGGCGGGATTCTTGGAGCAGTCGGAATGGGAATTATCCCGGATTTCCCGGCAACAGATTATATCACGGCGGTTGCAGTCGGTATGTTCAACGGATTGTCAGCAACTGGCGTGAATCAGGTTATTAAGCAGACAGTACAGAAAGAATAATTAAGGAGAGGGTATCATGTACGAAAAAACTTTGACGATTTTCAATTATTATGAGAGTCCGACAACAAGAGATGCGTACTGGTATCCTCATGTACTATCTGGCGCTGACCTTATTACGGACAAAGGAGCAATCCTTAAAAAGTACGGACCAGACGCAACTGACAACGCACAGTTACACATCCGATATACCGCCCAGAATGGCGATATAACCATTATTGACAATGATGGCAAGATTCTCCCATATGTACCGCCTAAGGAGTGGAAAAGGCAGATTAACAACGCTCTGGAAGACACTATCACATTCTCAGATGAATCGTTCTTCTGGGAGGGTGAGTGGACTGGTGGAACGATAACTGACAGTGATTACCGAAATGGATTCTATCAGTACATGAACGAGAACAGGGATAATGTGTTTAAGATTACCAGTGTAGGCGGTCCATATACACTGATTCCACACTTTGAAATTCTAGGTAAGTAATATGAGCAAGATTCATCATTTCAAAGGATTCTCCGTAGTTGATGGATATATGAAAATTAAACTGAATATGGATAGATTCTCCAGACAGTATCAAGAAGCTCAGTATCTCCTTGATGGAATGGTCATGGACAGCATGATAGAGTTTATGCCAATGATTTCGGGAGATTTTATTGACCGAACAAGAGTCAAAAGTACATCAATGCAAGGGACTGGATTTGTATGTGCGGCGGCGGAACCATATGGACGTTTCCTTTATTTTGGAAAAACCATGGTCGACCCCGCAACAGGTAGTACATGGGCAAGACACGATGCGGAAAAGGTTCTTGTGAGCCAGTATTCCGGTAAAACGAATGCAAAAGAGAATCTTCAATATACAAAATCACCGCATACTCAGGCGCAAGCTGAATGGTTTGATGCCGCAAAACGACAATACGGAAACACATGGATTCGCAAAGTAAAAGCACAGGCAGGAGGTGGCAGACATGGCAGATAAGCCTATCGGAAAAGATGCAACTGGATATGAGATTATGACAGATGCCATGAAAGCACTTCTGAACCAGTATCCGGGACTGTATGAAAATGAAACAATCAAATTTGAGGAACTCGGCAAAGAATCCGGAATTGCGTTCTCAGCGGACAACGGGGCCTTGATTTATTCGGAAAAAGAAGATGTTTGTGGAGTAATGCACCAAATTTGTCAGTACCCATTTTATGTAGTGTACCGAACAGCATCCGACAAGGAACGGCAGAAGTTATCTGTTCAGAAGTTCCTGGATAATCTCGGTAAATGGATATGCCGAGAACCAGTTATTATAAACGGCTCTGAGACGCGCTTAAATGCTTTTCCAGAGCTTTCACAGGGGCGAGTGATAAAACGTATCACCCGTGATAACTCCTATGGTTTAGAACCGCAGGAGAGTGGCGTACAGGACTGGTTATTGCCATTATCGGTACGCTACGAAAACACTTATGAAGCAATATAGCGAGTAACAACCGGCTATCAGTTGGAGATAGTCGCTAACCTACACAGCCTTTTAAAAGTTATAGGCAGAAAGGACATTTCTATGGCAGTTACAGGCAAGATTGACCGTAAATATATGGCTCATTACATTGACGCAGGTTCCCTCTGCGGAGGGCTGACGCCGAAATATGAGCGTCTTGGAAAGGATCTGGAAGAGTACAACATCGAACTCAACCCGGATACCGAAACATCTAAAAACATTCTTGGAGAATCCACATTCAAACACAATGGCTATGAAGTTTCTTCTGACGCTGATCCGTTCTATGCAGACACTACTTCTGATCTGTTCGGAGCATTACAGAAGATCGTAGACGGACGCCTCAAAGACGATAGCCTCAAGACAAAAGCAGTTGAAGTTCATCTCTGGACAGAAGCCACATCAGGCAAGTATGAAGCATATCAGCAGGACTGCTACGTTGTGCCGACATCCTACGGTGGAGACACATCTGGCTATCAGATTCCATTTACTGTCAACTATGTTGGCGAACGTGTAAAAGGAAAATTTGATATCAGTTCCGGTACATTCACAGCTGACAGTGAATAAGCACATACACAAGGAGGATATGCTAAATGGCAAAAGTAATTAATACCAAAATTGATGATGGAATTTTTACATTCACGTTTACCAACAACGAAGACGAAGTTTTTTCTTCTTTCAAGCTTAACCCGACTGATATCAATGTAGCAGCACGTGCGGAGGAACTGGGAGAGTACTTTGACCAGCTTAAAAATTCTATTCAAAAAGTCACATCTGGTAAGGAAGTGGCAGAACTGAACAAACAGATCGAAGACAAAATCAACTATCTGCTCGGATATGAAGCATCAAAAGACCTGTTCAAAGAGCCGATCACGGCAACCACTGTATTCGGCAATGGTCAGGTATTCGCCTACATCGTACTTGACAAGATCGCAGAAGCAATCGCACCGGAAATCGAAAAGAGAAAAAAGAAAATGCAGACGGCAGTCAATAAGTACGTGGAGAAATATACAAAATGACCGCCTATGAGCTACCCACCTCACTGAACATAAGTGGGGTGGATTTTTCTATCAGAACGGATTTTCGAGCAATCATTGATATTCTCATAGCCATGAACGACCCAGAACTGGACGAGCAGGCGAAAGCAGTTGTTATGTTGCAGATTCTGTTTGAGGACTGGCAAAGCATACCGGCTGAGTGTCTGGATGAAGCTTGTCAGAAAGCATCAGAGTTCATCGACTGCGGACAGTTGGACGATAATCCGAACCGCCCAAAGCCCCGTTTGATGGATTGGGAACAGGATGGAGACATGATTGTTCCGGCGGTAAACAAGGTTGCCGGTAAAGAAATCAGAGCCATACCTTATATGCACTGGTGGACGTTCTTTGGGTACTTTATGGAATCTGGTGAATGCCTGTTCAATACAGTTGTTGGAATCCGGTCAAAAAAGGCAAAAGGTGAACGTCTGGATAAATGGGAAAAGAAATTCTATCACGATAATAAGAACATTATTGATATAAAAACACGTCTCAGCGAAGAGGAGCAAGCTTATAAAGATAAGCTGAATGAGATGTTAAACCTCAAATAGTTAGGAGGTGGACACATGGCTGCTGATGGCTCAGTCATTATTGATACCAGAATGGATACGACCGGTGTCCAGAATGGTGTCTCAGCTATAAAACAGTCATTTAACGGCCTTGGAAGTGCTGTAAAAAAAATCGGTCTGCTGATTGGTGGGGCGTTTGCAGTTGGCAAATTAGTGCAGTTCGGAAAGGAGTGCGTGGAACTTGGTTCTGACCTTGCAGAAGTACAGAATGTGGTCGATGTTACATTTACCACCATGTCCGACAAGGTCAATGAATTCGCCAAAAACGCCATGACCTCAGCCGGACTGTCAGAGACAATGGCAAAAAGGTATGTCGGTACGTTCGGAGCAATGTCTAAGTCGTTCGGATTTTCAGAATCACAGGCTTATGATATGTCAACGGCCCTGACACAGCTGACTGGTGATGTGGCATCATTCTACAACATCAGTCAGGACTTGGCTTATATCAAACTGAAATCAGTGTTTACGGGTGAAACGGAAACATTAAAAGATTTGGGCGTGGTAATGACCCAGTCGGCACTTGACCAATATGCACTTGCTAATGGATATGGCAAGACCACATCGGCAATGACTGAACAGGAGAAAGTTGCCCTCCGCTTTGCTTTTGTGCAGGAACAGTTATCAGCCGCATCTGGTGACTTCATTCGTACTTCTGACAGCTGGGCGAACCAGGTGCGAGTGATGCAGTTGCAGTTGCAGTCCCTCAAGGCAACAGTCGGACAGGGGCTGATTAATATTTTTACACCTGTTCTGAAAGTAATCAATATTCTTCTCGGTAAACTGGCGACTCTGGCAAACGCATTTAAGTCATTCACGGAGCTTATTACTGGCAAGAAATCTTCCGGTCAAACGAGCGGAAGTGGAGCGGGCCTTGCCGGAACAGACGCGATCGCAGATACAGCGGACCAGTATGGACAGGCGGCAGATAATGCAAAGAAACTGGCGGATGCCACTAACGACAATGCAAAAGCAACAAAAAAAGCGAATAAGGAAACAAAAAACTATCTTTCGTCACTTGATGAAGTTCACAAAGTCACATCTACTGGCAGCAATTCATCTTCCACACCATCTTCATCTGGTGGAAGTGGTGGAGCAGGTAACAGTGGCCTTCCGAGTTCAGTTGGTAATGTGGACTACGGCAATCTTGCAGAGGGTGAAACTGCACTTGACAAGATTAGCGATTCTGCAAAGAAACTTGCTGATCTGCTCAAGAAGCTCTGGAAGCCATTTCAGGACGCATGGAAAAAAGAGGGCAAGAATACCATCAACGCGGCAAACATTGCTTTGTCGGGAATTGCAAAGCTCGCTAAGAGTGTAGGCAAAAGCCTTGTTGAAGTCTGGACAAACGGCACAGGCACAACGATGCTCACAACCATGCTGAGGATCGCTCAGAACGTGCTTAAAACTATCGGGAATATTGCATCCGGTTTTGCCGATGCTTGGAATAAGAACAACGTCGGGACACAGATTATACAGAACATTGCAGATGCTCTTGTGGTAGTCATGCAGTTCGTTGAAAGAATTGCAGAGGATACAGCGACATGGGCGGCAAACCTTAATTTCTATCCGCTGTTGGAATCTATCAGTAATCTGACAAGTACATTTGCACCAATTCTGGAATCCATCGGAAATGTTCTTGAATGGATCTATAACAATATCGTTCTCCCGATGCTGAAATGGCTGATTGAAACAGGAATTCCGACAGTGATTAACCTAGTGTCTGATTTGGCTGGATTCTTTGCGGATCATCAATCAATTATTGAAGCATTCGGTGCAGCTCTAATCGGAGCGTTCGCGGCGGCGAAAATTGCAGGGCTAGCATCAAGAATATCAGGAAGTATAACGACAGTAGCGAGTTTTATAAAAGGCCTTATTGCACTTATGACTGGTTCTAGTGGCATTATGGGAGGAATTAAAGCTATTGCAACGGCTATCGGACCGGGTGGAATTTTTATAGCAGCAATAACGGCTTGCATTGCGATTGGTGTATTACTGTACAAAAACTGGGACAAAATTAAAGAAGTTGCAGGTGCGGTATGGAGTTGGATTAAAGACAAAACCATAGCTTTCGTCGATGGAATAAAATCAAAATTAAGTAATTTGGCAGAAAAGATTGTTTCTATCTGGAATGGAATAAAATCAAGTGCAAAAGAAAAGTGGAGTGCTATATGGTCCACTATAAAAGAAGTTGTAAAGAGGATAGTTGATGGAATCGTTGATAAATTCAAAGGTGCAAGAGACAAGGTTGTTGATACGTTCGAGGGAATTAAAAACAAAGTCAAAGAAATATTCAATAAAGTTATCGGTATCGTAAATGGTGCAATTGGTACGGTGAACGGTGCAATCAGTGGAATTGAATCCGCGTTTTCTTTCGGACCGTGGGAAGTGCCTACTCCATTTGGTAAGAAAACAATAGGATTCAGTGCTACATTTCCGCGAGTTCCAACTATTCCATATCTTGCAAAAGGTGCTGTTATTCCTCCAAGATCAGAATTTCTCGCTGTGTTAGGAGATCAGAAGCAAGGAAACAACATCGAGACACCAGAAGCACTGCTCAGAAAAATCGTGCGTGAGGAATCAGGTCAGCAGAGTGGTGGTGATTACAGATTCACAGCTCAGATTAATAGACGGACTATTTTTGACGAAATTATAGACGAAGCAAAATTAAGACGCAGCACAAGCGGAAGAAATCCGTTTGAACTGGCATAGGAGGTGGAAGCGTGGCAACGATTCCAAAAAACATAACGGAACGATACAAAATGAATGGGGCTTCCATCTATCAGCCGGACAAAGATATGGGTTACAACCTTGAAACAACTTATTCAGAAGGTAGTAACCGTACGCAGTTTGGAAAAGCATTACTGACTCCACTATTTACAGTTGAACAATATAGTTATGAAGCATCAAACGTTCCAGTTGTAGAAGCAAACAAAATTCTCAAAATTATCGCAAAGGGAAAAACTTTCAATTTGTACCATTGGTCGCTTTACCACATGGCATGGAGAACTGACCCGTTTTATGTCGGAAAAGCAAGCCTAACTATTGGAGAAATTTCGCCAGACTTAAAATTTGTATCAAAAATATCTTTTAACATGCAGGGGGTGAATCCACTTGATTAATGTATCTGATACATTTAAGCAGAAATTAGCAGATGGCGAACCTGTCTGGGAGGTGGTGGATATCACCTTTCCTGATGGGAGAACCAAAACCGTACAGAACGAGATTATGAGCAGCAACAACTCATTTTCTGACTGTGCAGAAAGCAGCAGCTTTCCGATTGGCTGCGTTGTTTGTAAATCCATGACATTGGAGTTGGACAACACTTCTGATCAGTGGAAAAACTATAATTTCTATATGGCAAAAGTTCATGCGTATCTTAAAATGCAGACCTCCGTAGCAAGTCCGGCTGCAACAGATGAATTGCTGGATGAAAACTATGACCCAATTCTTGACCAGAGTGGCGGTGCGATTCTGGCAACAAAAGCAGCGACAGAAGACAGAGTCGAAACCATTGATAAAGGTATTTATACAATTACGACACCAGAACAATATGGCGAAATCCTTAGTTTTACCGCTTTGGACGATATGTATAAAACGAACGCAACTTATATATCTCATCTGGTTCTGCCACAGTCAATAGAGACTCTTGTTAGAGATGCGTGTGAGACTCTTGGTATTCCGTCAGAAGTCTCCATGGCTCATGGAAATCTGATCGTGTCAGAGATTCCGGAAAACATGACGTTTCGTCAGTTGTTCGGATGGGCAGCAATGCTTGAGACTGCGAACGCTCGCCTGGACAGCAGAGGATACTTGCGATTTATCAGATGGGATTTTTCCAATGTACAAGAAGATTACAACGCAGTAGTGGACGCTGATGGAAATGTAACATTTAAAGGCGGCGCAAGTATTGACTCAGAAAGTTTTATCAGTCCGACAGGGAACTGGACAATTGATAGTGATGGATTCTTGACACTGATCGAATCAGCAGCTGACACATCCGAAAATCTCAAAGACTTTTTTACAAGTCCAACCGTTTCTAGTGATGATATTGTGATTACTGGAATCAAGCTAAAAAATAGAGAAAATGAAGCCATGTACGGAATCACAGGATATGTTCTTGAATTGGAAAACGACCTTGTTGCGGATTCGGACTTGGACACGGTAGCTGCTCAAATCGGTGATTCCATAATTGGAGCTAAATTCCGTAACATGTCGGGAGAACTTGCATATAATCCACTCATTGAGTTTGGAGATATGGCATATACTTACGACCGCAAGTGGAATAGGTATATCACTCCACTGACAGACGTTTCCTGTTTCGTTAATGGAAAGACCACTGTAAAAACTCAAGCCGACGACCCTATCAGAGGGCAGAGCAAGTTCCAGTCAGAATCCACTAAGGCAATCGTAGAGGCAAGACGACTTGTTAAAAAAGAACAATCAGCTAGAGAAAAAGCAGTAAAGAAATTAGAAGAAACCTTAAAAAATTCTTCTGGATTATATGAAACATCAGTCGCACAGGAAGATGGCAGTACTATTACATATCTGCATGACAAGCCTACACTTGCAGAATCAAAAAATGTAATTAAATTCACAGCAGAAGCCATTGGCGTATCCAATGATGGTGGCAAAACATATCCTTACGGTTTCTTTCTGACAGGCGATTTGATAGCAAAAATTCTGTACGCACATGGTATCAATGCTGATTATATTGACACAGGCGCACTGACTGTCAGAGATAGTGATGGAAACATAATCTTCCAGGTTGATATGGACACCAAAAAATTAATCATCAGTGGTGATAATGTTGTAATTGGTGGTAGTTCTTTGCCGGATAAACTGACAAAAATGGACAACAATATTGCATCTGCCAAGAATATGACATTCCAGCTGTCGAACGATATGCAGACGATCACATCTGACGCAGACGGAAACATTCCGGTATTTCCAACAGTGACAACTACAGCGAAAGTTATGTACGGCTCGTCAGATATCACAAATGATTGTAGCTATACCATTACAAAATCAGACAGTGTAACCGGCTCTTGGGATGTAGATACGCATACTTACACTGTCACAGGCTTGAGTGCAGACAATGGATGGGTGGATATTAAGGCAACGTACCTGATTAATCTTTCTATAACGAAGAGATTTACGATTTCCAAGCAGAAAAAGGGCGAAGATGGAAAAGATGGTGAACCTGGTAGAACATACATGGTTGAGCCATCATGCAACGTCCTGAAACGTGGCTCTGACAAGGTGATTAGTCCAAACTTTATAACCTTTAAAGCGTATTATCGTGATGGTGATTCAGCTGCTAGAGTACCTTATAAAGGCAGATTTATCGTTGAAGAAACTGTTGATGGAAGTGCTTGGAAAACCATTTATATTAGTTCAACCGATGAGGATACAGTAACACACTACCTGTATTCTATTTTAACAAATAGTTCAGGTCAAGCAGTAGCAAGCTCCAATGGCTCAACCATTGGTATTCCTAGAGATGTGACGAATGTTAGATGTAAATTATATGCATCCGGTGGTACTACGACATTGATGGATATGCAGAGCGTGGCGGTCGTTATTGATATAGACAATTTGACGCAGGAGCAAATAGTTAGCATTCTGACTAATGACGGGGCTTGGAAGGGATTATATTATAGCAATGGGCGTCTCTACGTCAGCCTTGATGCTCTTCTTGGTGGAACAGTTACCTTGGGCGGCAAAAAGAATGGGAACGGTTATCTGAAAATTAAAGATGCCAGCAATGCTGTTAAAGGATTAATTGATCGCTCTGGATATACTGTATTTACAAGCTACGAAGAAAATTCAGAGTACATGAAATATACAGGTGTACAGTTTTCAAGCGATGGAATATTCCCTGTTGATATCAAGAAGTTCTTTGGCGATGAAGTAGATATTGAAATCGAAAATAGCGAAAATTGGGGAATCAGTTGGGACGATAACAGTCTAACCGTACATGCCACAGAGGTATCGGCTGACACTGGTACATTTGAAAATTTAACTGTTACTAATCCTGCATCTTTCGCAAAATCGCCAAAGATAGAAGACATGGAGTATACGACATCATCAAATACTGTTTGTTGGGATGGACGTACAGGATACAAACAGCTGATGCTAAAATCTTCATCTTCAAAGCGCTATAAAGATATCGGAAGCGATATTTCGGAGCAAGAAATTGAAGAATGGTACAATATTGAACCACTTTGGGCGAAATATAAAGAGGGATATCTAGTTGAATGGGATGAGAATGAAGGAAGATATATCCCAATGTTCATTGCAGAAGACGTAGAAAAATATTTTCCAGAAGCCACCAGACACGCCAATGGACTTGTTGAAGACTGGAATGAACGTATCATGATACCGGCAATGTTTGCAATGCTAAAAGCACAGAAAAAGAAAATTGACCAACAAGAGAAACTTATTAATAAACTTTGCGAAAAGTTAAATATAGAATGA